GTCCAGAGGTTGTAACGCCTCAACACCCTTTCTTGGCCGCGGTTGAACTCCGGGGGGGGGTCTTCTTCGAGCCACTCCTCTTCGGGCTGGGGTAACCACCCGAGTTCCCTTTCGAACCAAGCGGTCTGGCGCCTTCGGCGTGTCAGAGTGGACTCGGCTTGATTCGTTGTCTGGAAAGGTCTGCCGATGCCGTAAAAGGAACGTTGAACAGCATTCTCTTCTCGGAGGTGGAGATCTTCTATCTCTTCAGGCAACCAGCGACTGTTCTCCCTGGGTTCGACGAACGTGTAATTGTATTCCACATCTTCGACTCCTTCAAAAACAGGGAGAGGGACATAGGGGCACAAGATCTTGCGGTGGGCGGTAGCCGGCATGACCGCTCTCAAGAAAGTGAAAAAGGAGAACTTCTTGGCCATCCAATAGAGAAACATGAGGATGAAAAAGATGCAAGCCAATTTCCTCTTCCAATAAGAGGGGTTTGGTGCCGTCTGCCCGTAGACCGTGAAAAATGCTTTGATCTTGGGGAGGACGCGTTGGGTTAGGAGACCAAGGACGGGAAGGAGACGGGAGTTCGATTGGTTGGACTTCTGGGTTTTCCAACTGGTGAGAAGAGCCAACTTGTTTACCCAAAGATCTGGGAACAATTTGGCATGCAGCAAGATCGCTGGATCACTGTTCAAGTCGTTGCCTATGCTTTGCTCGAGGACCCTAAGGCCCCAGACGCTAGGCACAGACATGGACGGTCTGGTGAACAGTTTAACTTTCAAAGCGGTGGGCAACAGAAAGGTGTCAGGAGTGTAAGCCCAGCCGAAGCCGGGATCACAGGATCTGACAAAATCTGCTCCGAAATAATCTTCCTCAACTTTGATGTCAATTCTCGTGAACTCGGGAGTGTATTGGGCCACCGGGGGAGAAAACAGTTGGCGGTTCAAGACTTGAAACTTGACTATAGAAAAAGAGCCGATGGATTTTAACACTGTCCAAGTCAAATAACCAGACTTGGTCCCAGTGAATTTCCAGGGTTTCTCTTCCCATATCCAATCACAAGCGGGGTCTGGCCCGTAGGCTGCGCCTGTGTCATCTGGTTTGGAATAGATGACATCCATTTCTCCGACGAGCTTCTGGGCTTCGTCTGCCTTGACTCGGTGCCAGGCTCCTTCCTTCTCATAAATACCCGCATCTCCTGTGAATCGATGGCCGATCCAGTAGAAAGGGCGCGACATTTCTTGGGGTGGAAAATCCTCGAGGAGACCGAGTTGTTCCATCATGTCGCACATGCGAGCTTGTGTGAGAGGTCCGTTGTTCTCGTGTGTGTGCATATTTCCCACGCGGTAAGCATCCACGGAGAAGGCTGCCAAGCAGGGGGCTCCTTCCCATAGAAGACACCCGTTCACGTCTCGACTCAAGTCTTTAGGCACTAAGACAGGTCGGACGTGTTCGAGGCGGATGCTGTCGACCA